GGCCAGGGACAGGATGCGCAGTTCCCGGCCGTGCGTAATGTGGAGATCGCCTCGCATATCGACGAGCTGATGAAGATAGTTGATATGTTCCTGAAGTTCGTGGACATGGAGACCTTCGTAGGTCCGGCCACGGGCGGCGACATGTCCAAGGGGCCGAGCGAGCCGTTCCGCACGGCGGCTGGCGCGAGCATGCTGCGCGGCGACGCGGCGCTGCCCTTCAAGGATATCGTGCGATCGTTCGATGGCTTCACGCAATCCGTCATTCAGTCCATGGTGCAGTTCAACCGGGTGTTCAACCCGGAGCGAGCGCCGATGGCCGATTACAATGTCATCGCGCGTGGGGCGACATCATTGATGGCGCAGGAGGTTCGCGGTATTCAGCTCGACCAACTCGTGACTACGTTGACCGACGACGAGAGGATCGAGATCAACATGCGCAAGCTGGCGCAGGAGCGTCTACGGGTGCGAGACCTCGACGACTTGTTGCTGACGCCCGAGGAAGCCACGCGCGCCAAGGCGCGGCGTGACGCGGCGGCGCAGGAGCGGCAGCAACAGCAACAGACGCTCCAGGATGCCAACGTGCGCAAGCTCACGGCGGGTGCGTTCAAGGATATGTCGCAGGGCCAGAAGAACGTTGCACTGGCCGACATCGAGAAGATCAAGTCAACACTTGAGTTGCTAGAGAGAGGAATGTCGAGTGACCCAACCAACCCCCAATCCGCAGAAGGTGGCGCGGGATCAGGCAATCCGGCTATTGCACCTTCGCAAGGACAGCCCGGAAGTGGCGGCAATAATGGTGCTGCTCCAAACGCTGTCGCGGGAGGCGCGTGACGACCTGACGAAGATCGTTGATATGCCTTCGATCTACCGTGTTCAAGGTTCCGCCAACACGGTCGATCAGTTGATACGATGGATCACGATCCCGCCAATCGCGATCCCCCAGCCCCAACCTCAACAGGAGTAATGTAATATGGCTACGGAAGTTGTTGCTGAAGTTGATCCGTTTGATGCAGCGTTCGCCAAGTTCGCCGCGCAGCCTGAGAAGGCCGAGCCGCCCGCCGTCGTGAGCTTGCTCGACCCGCCGCCCGTCACGGAGGAAAAGAAGGTCGAGGATGCGGCTGCCGAAGCCGCCAAGGCCGCCACGCAGACCACTGAAGTCAAGACCGAGATCGAGGGGCTGACGGACGAAGAGAAGGCTGCGGCGGCTGCCGAGGCGGCCAAGGCCGCGCCCGTCGTCAAGCCGACCGAGGCCAAGACCAATGACGAGGATTTGCTGAAGCGTTTCGCGAAAATCGTGCAGGAGACGCAACCGCCCGTCAAGCAGCCGGATGCTCCGCAGAAAGTCGATCCGCCGCCGCAGCCAGTAATCAACCTGGAGGATGCCCAGTTTCTCCAAACATTCGAGAAGGAATACCCTGACATGGCGCGAGCCTTGCTGGTCGTCCAGCGCGCCGCGATGTCTCAGATGCTCACGCATGTCATGGGGGAGTTCAACAAGGCGCTCACGGCGCGGGATGAAATCTTGCAGGAACTCGGCGTCCGTCAGCAAGAGAGCGACCTTGTGACGGCTGTCCCGGACTATCGCGACATCCATTCAAAAGTTACGGAGTGGGTGAAGACGCAGCCAAAATACTTGCAACCGGCGTACGAGCATGTTATCGCCGAGGGGACGGCCGAGGAAGTCATAGACCTCATCGGCCAGTGGAGAGCTTCAACCGGGACGGCGGCGCCAGCCGTCCAGGCGGCGGCCTCCAAGGACACTGAGCTGTCCACGGCTGCCAAGAAAGCGGCGGCTGCTTTGGCTCCAGTCACGTCCAAGCGAACGGTCACACCCGCGTCCGCGTCCGACCCCAATGATTTCGACGGGGCCTTCGAGCGCTTCGCGGCGGCAGCCGCCAGAACTTGAACCTGTAAGGAGCCCACATGGCAATCATCACCAGTTATGGCGATATTTCACCGGCCGTGGCCGCGTGGTCCGTCGTCAAGATGTTGGAACGGGCGATCCCGTTCCTTCACTTCGAGAAATTCGGTCAGACCTATGTGCTGCCGACGAACAGCACGCAGACCGCGAAGTTCCGGCGTTATTACCTCGCCGGCTCGACCGGCGCGGCGGGTCCCGATAACGGCGCGGGCACCAATGGCACGGGCACGGCGTTCTTCACTGTGCTGGCGACCACACCACTGGTCGAGGGTGTGAGCCCGTCCGGTTCGCTGATGGCCAACCAAGACTACACTGTCACCCTGCAACAGTACGGCGATTTCATCACCGTGACCGACGTGATTATCGACACGCACACCGATCCGGTGCTCGCGCAGGCGACATCGATCCTTGGCGAGCAAGCCGCCCAGACGGTGGAGACCCTACGCTTTAATACGCTGAAAGCCGGGACGAACGTCTGGTACGCGAACCTCGTCGCGTCCCGGTCCCTCGTCACCAGCGTCATTACGCAGACGGATCAACGCCGGGTCACCACTGGCCTCAATCGCCAGAACGCCAAGAAGATTTCGGAAGTGGTCAAGTCCACGCCGGATTTCAACACCAAGTCGGTGGAGGCGTCCTACATGGCGATCTGTCACCCCGACCTGGAGAGCGACATCCGCAACATGACCGGGTTCATTCCGGTTGCGAGCTATGGGCCGCACACGACGCCGTTCGAGGGCGAAATCGGCTCCGTCGAGCAGGTGCGCTACCTCACGACCACCATCTGCGGTCCATTCATCAACGCGGGCGCCGCGGTGGGTACCACGGGTCTGCGATCCACGGGCGGATCGAACATCGATGTGTATCCGGTCATCATTCTGGGGCGCGACGCTTACGGCATCGTGCCGCTTAAGGGCAAGTCGGCGATGACGCCGATGGTTGTCAGTCCGAAGGCGGCTCCGGGAGACCCTCTCGGTCAACGCGGAACGGTGGGCTGGAAGCTCTGGACCGGGACTGTGATTTTGCAGGACGCGTTCATGGCGCGGCTGGAAGTCGGCTGCACGTCCTAACAAGCTCGGGGCGAGTGGGAGGTTTAGACCGCTCGCACCACTAGCCTGGGTGAAAATGGAGACTAGTCAAGTAGCTCAGGTGCCCCGTCAACTTTCAGGAGAGTTTCATGACAACCGACATCATTGACAGTTCACTGCACACCGCGACGATCCCGGCCACCTACACTGGTCCGGGAACGGTAGTCGGCAATTGCAGCAGCGCCGGTGGCGTGGACAGTGACCTCTCGGGGTACTTCACGTCGGACGGCAACGCGACGCAAATCAATCTCGGCGCTCGTCCCCGGTCGATCAAGATCGTCAACGACACCGACGGCATCACATGGGAGTGGATGCGCGGAATGGCGGCGACGCACTCGATCAAGACCACGTTCTCCGGTCCAACGATCGCCTTGGACACCGGCACGGCGATCGCTGTCACCGAGGCGGCGACGGGCTCGGGTAACTGGACCGTGACGCTCAGCGCGACGCTCTGCGCCACCAGCAAACTGATCTGCTTCTGGATCGAGTGCTGATCGTTTCAAGGGGCCTGTAAGGGCGTGACGTAGGGGAGGGGATTTCGCCCCTCCCCATTTTTCAGGAGCACGGCTCATGGCGCAGCAGACAATCGACCAGACCGGACAGGAGCGTCTCGATTACGCTTTTGCCAAGATGAACGCGATGTTCAAGGATTTGTATGCGGGCACCGGCTCTTCGGGGCAGGCGTTGACGCCGACCTCGGTCACGGCCACTGGAGCCGTCCAGGGCGCGACTGTCATCTCGACGGGTGCCGCGACGTTCAACTCGGCAACGATCACCAATGCTCTGTCGGCGGCCTCCATCACCAATACCACGCTACTCGCCGTGGGGACGGGCACGGCCACGGGAGGCGGTGACGCACGTCTCTCGACGCAGCTCTCGGTCGCGGGTGTCGGCAACGGCGCGGACACGACCGAGGATACGCTGTTCACTTACTCGCTGCCGGCGAACACGCTGGCGAACGTGGGTCAGGAAGTGGACATCGAAGCGTGGGGCTCGGTCGCGGCGAGCAGCGCCACCAAGACCGTCAGGGTGTATTTCGGCGCTTCGGTCATCACCCTAGCCTACACGACCACGCAGACCGGCAACTGGCGCGCGCGGCTGCGCGTGGTCAAGCAGGCGGCCAGCGTGCAGCTCGTCCTCGGCGAGGCCGACGCTCTCGGCGCGACCACGACGCGTGTGCTGGCGAATATCACCACTGGCGCGGACACCGATACCAACGCGATCGTGATCAAGGTCACGGGTCAGAGTTCGGTGGCGACCGCGAACTTGATCCTCGCGAACGGGATAATCATCAACGCTTCGAATTGAGGATCACTGTCATGGGCTATTACGGCGACAGTGATTGCTGCGTCAAGATCGAGAGGCTGACCAACGGTTTCACGGTCTGCATTCAAGACCCGGCAATCATCAAATTCAACAAGAACCGTGACAAGCTCAATGCGAAGCCCAACACCCCTTATATCGAGCGCAAAGACCCATGGAAGGAATTCGTCTTCAAGGATGAGCGCGAGGTGATCGCGTTCTTGGGGAAGAACCTGAAGAAGGCCGTCGCCGCGAAAGACGACGATTATGAAACCAGTTTCGATCTGGCCGTCGCCAGCTCACCAGCGAAGGAGTGACACATGACAACGAAGAAGCCCGATGCGTCTGTTCTTGGGCAGAATATTCAGCCTCTCAATGCTGAAAGTCTTGCCGAGGCGGCAGGGCCTCAAGTCGAAGTTGGTGGGGATGCTCAGGTGGTCACTCCCGAGGCCCTGGCTGCCGCCATCGCGTATCTGCAATCTCAACAGGCAAGCGCGACGGTTCCCGCGCCGCAGACCAAGCCGCATTTTCGGCATATCGTTCTCGATCCGCACGAAGACATCCCCGCGCATGGTGGTCTCTACGTGGGTTACAACGGTCATCAATTCCTTTTACCGACCAATCGACCGGTTCGCGTTCCGCAGGGTGTGGTGAGTGTGTTGGATGATGCGGTGCTGCAAGTCGCTGTGAAAGACCCTAATACGTTGAAGTATCTCACATCACGTTCGGCGAAGCGTTTCCAGTATCGGTTCACCGAGGATGATCCTGGTCCCGTCAAAGTCACCGCGTAACATGGAGAACATTGATGAACCTCGGTGAGTTGATGGATGAGCTTCGTACAGGTATCCTGCATGATGTCTCGGATCAGCTCCCTGGGGTCACGTCCGATCAGCTATGGACCGACGCGCGGCTGGTGCGGTACATCAACGAGGCGCAGCGTCGTTTCGCGCGCCGGTCACTGGTGATCCGCGACGGGAGCACCCCCGAGTGCTGCCAAGTCCAGTTGGTCGCTGGTCAGATACTCTATCCATTGCATACGTCGATCATTGGTGTGGTCTCCGCGATCTACACTGGAGATAATACCGACCTTGCGCGCGCCGGGCACGCGGCGCTTGGCACCTATCGATTGCCGGACACGTTCTTTTTCAACCCGACGAGCCTGTCGGTACTTCCACCCGGCAAGGTGCTGGCATACAGCACTGATGAACAAATTTCGTCGAATGACTACGGGACGTTCAATCGGGTCACGATGCGGGTTTATCCGCAACCGACAGCGGAGTTCTCGGGGATCGTGAACTTGCGCGTGGTTCGTCTGCCGCTCGCGCGCTTCAGCGACGACAATCAGGACGCGTACCCGGAAGTGCCGGAGGACTATCATCTCGACATGCTCGATTGGGCTGCGTACCTCGCGCTGCGGATCGCGGACAATGATGCTGGCGATGATGATCGCGCTGACAAATACGCGAAGTCTTTCGAGGATCATTGCGTCACGGCGCGCAAAGAGGTAATGAGAAAAATGTTCACACCCGCGCCGTGGGGCTTCGGCCAGAACGGCTTCACGTATGTCAGGGATGGGGACGGTTACTGACATAAAGGTAGTGTAAATGGCGCAGATCATCTACCTACCGCAGCCCGCCGACGACGACTCGACCGTTTCCGCGCCCACGCCAGTCGCGGCTCCCCAACAGCAAGGCGGCGGCGTGGGCCTCATGGGGCTGCTTGGCGCGGGTTTGGCCGGCGCGGGCGCGGCGAAGTACGGCAAGGTGCCCAAGCTGTTCGGGCGCGGCGCACCGGCCCCTGCGGCGGCTCCCCAGGCGGCTGCGGCAGCCGCGCCGGTCGCGGAGGCTCCCCCGGCTCCGGTAGCCCAGCCTGCGGCCCCGGCAGAGCCGCCCGTGGACCTCACGAAGGCACTCGACCCGAAGGCGGCTCCCCCGCCTCCCAAGTCCGGCTTCGCGGGCGGCCAGCCTACCGACGTGGGTCCGACGCAACCCTTCGGCAAGCGTCAGCCAGGACTTGTCTCGTCCACGGGTTCCTCGGGCACGCTGCTTGAAGGGCCGCCGCAGAGCGTAATCCCGCAAATTACAGGCCCGGCAAGAAGTATTCCGATCACGGGTCCGGCGCGGCCTGCGGGGTTGCTCCCCGCGCCGCCGAAGTCTGGCTTCGGAGCCGTGACCGGTGATGATATGGCGCAGATCATTGCAGCTCGCGCGCCACTTTCGAACGCACCTAATGCGGCGGCGTTCTCGACATCGCAGGCCGGTGCGCGGCAGACAGCGCAGGACGCGGCGCAGGCGGCTGCGATGGAGAGCGAGGGCGGCGGTAGTTCGCTGTCCAAGCTTCTCGGCGGCGAGGCCGGGAGTATCGCCCTCGGGACGGCGGGGAAGGTCGCCGGGGGTGTTGGCGGCCTCGCCGCATTATTGAACGGGATACATCAGAACGCGGTCATTCCCGCGTTCACTGGAAACCCGAACGCAGGCGCGAAGGCGGTCGCGAACGCGGGACCACTGACAAGTTTGATTGAGCCGGCCGCCGTTCATGCGTCGGCGCAAGCCGCATATCGTGGTCTGCCAACCGCCGCACAAGGCTTGATTGGTCTCCTTGGCGGTGGTGCGAGTATCGGTGCGCGCGCACTTGACGCCACTGATCTTCCCTCGCTTGCAATTGGAGCCGGTAAATATCTAGGTCATGGTCTTGGGCTTGATCAGATTGGCGGTGGCGCACAACCGGCGCAAGCCGCGCCCGCGCCGGTCACCATGCAGCAGAACAAGGACGGCACGCACACCGTGACTGTCAATGGTGTCGCGCATCATCCCGCGACACATACCGTGGATGATTTTGTGAACAATGCTCGCGCGGCGGGTCTGACCCTCGGCGATCTCAACAAGATGTATGCGCTGCATCAACACTTTGCTCCGCAACAGGCCGCACAGCAACAGGCGCTCGCGATAGCCGAGCAAGCGCACAATCAAGGACGTATGTCGGACGTCGACTATATGCGGACCCTGGAGCGCTTTGGCTTGGCGGGCGGCGCGGCACTGTTCCCTGACGGAGGCACGCCGTAATGGCGTTTCCGGCCCCGCCATCGTTCGCTAGTTACTTTGGTGATGGGCAAGTTCCCCAGCTTGCGCCGCCTCCGGTTATTGCGAGCGGAATGGCGGCTCCGGCGACTGGCACGAGTAACCCTATATGGTCTGGTCTCAAATCAGGGGTTTACGGGGCGGGGCAACAGATCGCGAACACTGGTGAGGCTGTCGCACGAGCTGTCGGAGCAAGCGGTCTTGGTGACACGCTTGCTGGAATGGCGGCTCGCGCGGGCGCGGCCGAGCGTGGCGCGGCGAACCCGCAGTATGAGGCTGCCCCGTGGTCCCCCGGTGGTCTGCTCTATCAGCTCTCTCAAGGGCTTCCCGCGTTAGCGGGCGGCGGCGCTGCCGCCCTCGGTGGCGAGGCTCTTGGTCCCGCACTTGGGATTAGCAAGATAGCTGGAGGGCTGATCGGAGCGGGTGCGTCGCAATATCCGCTGGTGACGGGCGGCAACGTCCAGGAAGCTAAGGAAGCGAACAACGGTCAACTCACGCAGGGAAGTGCGCTCGGGGCGCTCGGTCTTGGTATTCCCGAGGCCGCGTTGGGTGCGATACTCCCCTCTAAGTTGGAGGGCTACCTATCTCATGGTGTCACGGGTAACCTTGCGGCGCGAGCGTTCAAGGGCGCGCTTACGGGAGCTGCCATTCAGGCTCCAGTTGCAGCGGCGCAAACTGCACTGACACAACTCAGTGGTGATCCTGACAGGCCCATTTCTGATCGCGCGCATGATATTGTTCAAAGCGCGCTCGCGGGTGCATTCCAGGGCGGTGTATTTGGTGGCGCGGTGCATGCTCTCAGTCGCTCGCCCATCAATGATCTCAGTACCGAGACCATTGGCGCGGCGGTGGATCAGGATTTGAAGGCGACCCCGCCGCCTCCCGCGCCGCCCGAACCCGTGCAGACAGGCAGCACTCAAGTCGCGTTGCGAGGCTCGACTGAGCCGACGCCTTATGTCGCGCCAGAGCCCGCGAGCGGGACGCTAGAGGGACAGGTCAAGCCGCTTCTCGCGCCGCCTGATATTCGGACGGCTGCCGCGCCCGCTGAAGAGCTCCAGGTCGCGCCCGCGCCGGTGATCCAGGTTCCACCGACCGATCAGTTCGCGAACACTGATGACGCCGCGTTGCTGCGTCAAGCAACAAACTTTCGACCGGATGATCCGCAGCGCCAAGCGGCGCTTGCCGAGATCGCGCGTCGTGTGCAAAGCAGGGAAACCCAGGCAGTGGGAGCTGCCGAAGGAAATACCAATGTACCCTCTCCGCAAGAGCTGGAGAGTGCGCGCGCTGATGTCAAGAAGTGGGTAGCAGGGAAGACGATACCTGATGACCTTAACTCAGTACAGCAAGTGGCGCTCCACCAGGAACTCTTGGAGCGGGAGGATAATGGTCGTCCGTTCAAGCGCCTGGAGCCACTGGCGCAGAAGCTCGGCCTACTCAATGAGGACGGGACTGTGGTTCGCCCGAGCGCGGAGGATCAACCATCTCCCGATCAAGCACGTCCGCTTGGTGCATCGGAACCAAACCAACCAGTAGGCAACGCGCCTCCGCGTGATACGATCCCCGAGACGGCGCGACCGTCATTCGATGCGCTCGATGACGTGAGCAAGCAGCTCGCTACGTCGAAGTTCCCGGACGCCGACAAGACATCGCTCTCGGCGCGGATCGACGATGCGAAGGCCGGATTGCTGGACGGCAAGAAACAGAGCATTGTAAAGGCAGATCAGCTCGTCAAAGAGATCACCGGTGGGAGGATGATCGATGCCGTTCGAGAGCCAAGCGCAGAGGGGCTACCTGTACGCGAACGATCCGAAGGTGGCGAAGGAGTTCCAGGCAGCGACGCCCAAGGGAGCGAAACTTCCGTACAAGGTGAAAAAGGGCAACAAGGGAATGCCGAAACCGCGCCCAAAGCCGGGACAAAAGCAAAGCCGTTAGTTGACCTCGCGGATATCAAGGCGAAGGTACAGGACGCGCTTGATCAGCACACGAAGCTGGAGAGCAGTGTCACGCTGCCGGACAACGCCACGGCTACGGCGAAGGAGGACTTCGCGACCAACATGGCGCAACAGCGCAAGACGCTGGAGGCCGTGAAGAAGGCCGCCGCGTCCGGCGATACCGTGCGCCTGGAAAAGGTGTCCAAGGCGATAAATACCTCGCAGGACGGCTTTCGATCGGGCAAGATATTCGATGTCGCGGCGAACTACGTGAAGCCGAACACGCTGCGTGAGAACGCGCTGTTTGCCCACGGAGACGCCGAGGAAAGCCTCAAGACATCGTTGCAGAACGCGTTCCCGCCCGAGACGCCACGCATCGAAGCGTCTGGCGAAGTGACGCCGCACGATCAGGCGCTCGAAGAGCTGGTGAACAATGGCGGTAGTGGGCGCGATGCTCTTGAGTTCATGCGCCAGCACGGAAGCAATGGCTTCATTAAGGCTTACGCATCGTTCCTGCATCGCACTGGTGTCGATCCAAAGATACAGTTCGCTTCGCCGGAGAATGTGAAATTCGATAACAGTCACCAAGGCGCAAAGGCAGTTGGTTCGTACAACATTGGTCTTGATCGGATCAATGTATATGATCGATCCGACATGGAGAGGACGTTACTCCATGAGCTAACTCATTCCGCGACGATGAAGGCGCTCGCCAAAGGCGGCGCGTTGGCGCAAGAGACACAGCGATTGTTCGATGTGTTGAAGTCTCGCTCGCCGGATAACGAGGCGTATGGACTGACGAACGCCAAGGAGATGATCGCCGAGGCATTCAGCAATCCAACGTTCCGTGATTTCTTGAAGGGTGAGAGCGTCAGCACTGGTTCACGCATCGGCGATATCTGGCAGGCGATCAAGAATGCGGTGTTTAAGGCGTTGGGGATGCCCGAGAGCATGCGAACCATGCTCGATCAGGTCATGGAAAGCGGACGCGGGCTTGTCAACGGGAACCAGGGGGTTGGGGGGATTGCTGGCCTGGAGACGCCTTCGATCCGTCCTGGCACCCCGCAGGCGACGAACGCCGCCGTGAAGGATGCGGTGACGAAGGAGAGCGGCCTTGCCGAGAATGCGGCGAAGATCGTCGCGGCCGAGGCCAAGGGCTTGGTACGAAATCTCACGCCAAAGGTAAGGGGAACGTTGCTCGCGTGGATGAACAGTGATCGTATTGCGAATACATGGGGTCACTTGGTCCCGAACGCGGTGAAGTTCATCAACGAGCGGTCGAAGTTGGCGGGACGGAATGAGAGCTTCGCGCAGTTCTCTCGCGTGGCGTCGCGCATGGCGGAAGGGTTGAAGGCGGAAGATCAGACACGTCTCAGCAACCTCATGGCGCTGACCCAACTTGATATCGATCCGCGTAAGACGACGGCCGAACATACATGGCTGAAGGGCAGCAAGAATTACGCCGAGTTGTCGAAGGTCATTGATGACGCCAATAAGGAGTGGAATAATCTGAAGCGGGTTGGCGGCGATAAGGCGTACGAAGCGCTTCATGCCGCAGAGGACGCGAAGTTTCACGCCGGTAACGTACTCGCGATGAGGGAGGTAGTTGGAGCCGGGTTCATGGATCAACTCAAGGGCGGTGGGTTCGATCGAGATCACTTCAATGAATTTCAGTTCAACAACAAGGCTCGAAACGATCCCACACTTGCGCGGGATTTCTGGAAAGCCGCGAGCGATCAGTTGGCGGGCGAGATCAAAACGCATCTCGCGTTTGAGGACAGCGAGGCCGCGAAGCTGCCGACTTCGGCGGAACGAACCAAGCGACTTGGTGAGACGGCGGTCCTGCGATCAGTGTTGAACACCGTGGAGGCGAACAATGAGACCATTGCGCGCGCGCCGAACTTCCATCTCGGTCGCGGAGGCGATTATTTTGTCAGCGCTCGTATCGCGCCGACCGCTGACGGTACGCCGAACAATGCAGCCATCGCGAAAATCCAGGCGGCGCATGCCAAGGCCGGTTTCCACGAAATTATGATGCAGCAGAATGCCGAGAACGGCTCGATCTATATGCGTGTCGAGAACCCTGATCAGATGCAGCGGCTTCGCGATGTCATGACTGACTTGCAGAAGCAGGGGGATATTCTGGACAAGACCAAAGACATTGGGTCCGGTCTTGCCGCGAACGTCAACATTCAACGGGATGTGTCGCCCGCGTGGATGCATAAGATGATCGCCGCCGCGCGCGAGGCGATCCCCGAGCTTCCCGAGGACGCAGACCCGAAGATGAAGGCTGAGTACAAGGCAGCCGTTGACGCGCTCAAGGATCAAATGGCGCGATCGTGGTTGGACATGCTGCCGGACAACTCGGTGCGGAAGATTTTCCAGCCGCGCATGAACGTCCAGGGCGCGAACTCGGATATGCTTGAGAACTTCAAGCGCCGGGCCGGCATCAGTGCTCGCGCGCTCGCGAACAATTCCACGGAGCGTGCAGTCAGCGACGCGCTGGTGGGGATGAAAAACGATGTGCGCGCCCTGGCGGACAGCAACAAGGTCAAGAGCAATGACAAGATCGCCTCGTCACAGGCGGTTAATGAGTTGCTCTTGCGTGACGCGCAGCGGAAGTGGACGGTTCCGACGCCGGGCCTGGATCGCGTGCGCGCCATTGCGCATACGTTCGAGGTTGGGTCGTCTCCCGCGTACGTGATGACATTGGCTTCACAGATCGGCACACTCTCTTGGGGTGAGCTTGGGAAGACCCACGGATATGCGAGGGCGTTTGGATCGTTGGCAGGCAATGCGAGCATGGCTTTCAAGGTCATGCGTGGCGCGATGCTTGGCGGCGATGGCACACATTTCGGGTTGAATGAGGACGGTCTGCGCAAGGCGGGCGTCCCAGAGAAGACCATTGACTTCATCATGCACCACTCAAACCGTGGCGATTTCAATCTTGGTTCATACACGCAGGCGATGGTGGGTCATGAGCACGGTGTGTTCGGAAAATACACAAGTCCGCTGAATGCGCTTGGACTTTATTCCGAGATGTATCCGCGCCTGATCACGGCACTCGCGGCGAGAGACCTGTATGACAACCACTCCGCGAGCAACCCCGCACGATATACGAAGATGGGAGATGAGGGCTTTCATCAGTTCGTGAGCGACAAGATACGCGGCTCGCAGTTTACGTGGGATGCCACGAATAATCCGCGCGCGACGACCAAGGGCGGTCCGTTCGGTCCGGCGTCTCCGTTGATCAATCAGTTCATGGGCTTCAAGATCAAGATGATCGAGAAGCTCTACAGTGAGACCGAGAATGCTTTTGTCGGCGGGAAGGGGTTGACCGATCCGGTAGAGATCGCGCAGAGCAAGAGCGAGGCTCGCCGGTTCCTTGTCGCGCATCTCGCGGCGACCACTGTTCTCGCTGGCACGCTCGCGGTTCCGTTCGCTGGTGCGTTCGCTGGTGCGTATGATCGTATCGCGAACTTGTTGACCGGCGAGGACAACAATGACATTCAGGCGCAGTATCGTACTTATCTTGCGAACACGTTCGGGAAAGAGACTGGTGAAATTGTTGCTCGTGGCTTGCCTCGTGCTTTGGGTTTCGATCTATCTCATCTTGGCGATCAAAATCTTCTCCCTGGAACGCAACTCCTTCAGGACAAACGAAAGTTGGCCGATCAGGAAAGCGACTGGTTGAAATCCATGGCCGGTACATCGGTCGGAATGGTCGCCAACGACATCGCGGGCGTGCGCGACATCGCCAATGGTGACTACATGAACGGCCTGATCAAGATGGTGCCGGAGCTTTTGAAGAACCCGTTGGAGGCCGCCCGGATCGCGCAGCGCGGCTTCGTGGACAAGACGGGCACCCAGCTCCCGATCACGGCGAGCGCCAAGGATATCATGCTGAAGGCGATCGGCCTCGATCCGGCGAAAGAGGCTGAATACGACGAAGCCAAGCGCGTCCAGGCCGGCGCGGCGGCGCTGCGATCGGCGCGGTCGCAGAACATTACCGAGCATCTCGTACTCGCGGAGCAGCGCGGGGATCAGGACAGCCTTTCGTACTGGCTAGGGCAGTCTCAGCGGTTCGGCCAGGACCATCCCGGCATGAGGCCGCCCGCGATGACCTTGCAACGCGCCCTAATGCAGCATATGCAGGCTGGCGCGGTCGCGCGTGGCATGGGAACCCCGATCGGGGTCAAGCCTTCCGATATCGCCGGGCGTCAGGAAACATCTTTTGCCAACTTCGGTCAGGGACAATAGGAGAGCGACGCCATGGGTAAGGGAGCCACATTCAGCAACGGCCTTTTGAAGCTAGTCTTCAATGCGACCGGTATCGCGAATATCGCGGACAACACCGCGACATCGCCGCTGACGAACATCTACGTGTCAATGCACACGGCGGACCCGACAGCGGCGGGCAACCAAACCAGCAATGAAACATCGTACACGAGCTACGCGCGCGTGGCCGTGGCGAGGACCACTAGTGGATGGACCGTCACAACGAACAGTGTTTCGCCCGTGGCGACGATTGGCTTTCCCGCTTGTACGGGCGGCTCGGCGACGCTTGCGTATTTTGGGATCGGGACGGCGTCAAGCGGTTCGGGTGTGTTGCTCTACTCAGGAACAGTGTCACCGAATATCGCGGTCGCCAGCGGGGTGACGCCCCAACTCACCACGGCGACATCAATCACCGAGGCATAAAGGAGAGCGTCATGAAGCGATTGTTTGCATTGGTCGCTTTGTTGGCGACCCCGGCGTTGGCGTATTCGTCAATCGCGGGAACAAGTCAGTTCAATCTCTCTGTCACGAGCGTGACAACATTGACGGTGCCCGGTGCTGCGGCGTATGGACGGATATGTGCTCGCGGGGCCGAGGTCGAGATGACCCAGGATGGCACCACGCCGACTACCGCACCCGAGGGGACCGCACTCCCGGCGGGATCGTGTATCTGGTTGTCTGGTCTGAGCTTGCTCAGGTCAATCCAGATGATCGGTGGCGCGGGAGCGAAGGTTGATGTGGAGTATTTCTCATGAGCCGTGCTCTTCTCGCACTTCTGTTCTCAACGGTCAGCACCCTGGCGTTCGCCGCGCCGGGTGATACCCCGTTTCCGCCTCCGATACCCCAGGCAGGAGCGGCTACGAACAGTGGTGGCACGCCGGGCGGCACGAGCGGGCAGCTTCAGTACAATAACAGCGGTGCGTTCGGCGGTGTCACTGTCTCGGGCGACGGTACGCTCAACACGTCCACTGGCGCGCTTACCGTCACCAAAACCGGCGGCACGGCGTTCGGCGCGCTGGCGACGGTAACGCCCGGCACTGGCGTTGCTACCGCGCTCACGGACGCCACTGGATCGGCTGGCGGCTTCCCCGTGCTGGCGACGGGCGGTTATCTCGCGGCAGCGCAATTCCCGGCGATGACGGGCGACGTGACCAATACGGCCGGCGCATTGGCGACGACAGTCGGTTCGATCGGCGGTAAGTCGGTCACTCTCGGCGCGGGCCTGACGACGACTGGCGCGGGCGCGGCGACGCTGGCGTTCGGCGCGTCGACTCAAACCTACACCTTCCCCTCCGCGACCGCGACGCTCGCACAGCTCGGGGCGCAGACCTTCACCGGTGCGCAGACGTTCCCGGCGTCGGGCATCATACTCGACGGGTCCTCGACTGGCGCGACGACGCTCACCTCGGCGAACGCGAGCGCGACGAACTACACCCTGACGCTGCCGGCGGCCAACGACACTGTTGTCACGCTCGCGGCGACCCAGACTTTGACCAACAAGTCGATCGCGGCGACGCAGCTCACCGGCGCGTTGCAGGCGGCGCAAGAGCCCGCCCATACGGGCGACATGACCAACTCGGCGGGTTCGCTCGCCACCACGGTCCTCTCGACCAACGGAACAGCGTTTGGCGCGCTCGCCACGGCCACGCCCGGCGCGGGTGTCGCTTCGGCTCTGGCTGTTGCTGTCGGCTCGGCGGGCGCGGTTGTCGTCAATGGCGGCGCGCTCGGCACGCCATCAAGTGGGACGCTCACGAATGCCACGGGGCTGCCTATCGCCACTGGTGTTTCAGGGTTGGGTACGGGTGTCGCTTCGGCGCTTACATCTAGCATTGGCGGGTCCAGCGGCGTGCTGGTCAACAATAATGTCAATAGTAGCTCGACGACCATTCAAGAGACAGGAACCCAAGTTCAGCTTGTACTACAGCGTGCGGATACGTCGCTCGGCGCGAATACCGACGTGGCGCAGCTCCGAGGGCAGGGCTATGACGACGCGGGTACGCCCGTGCTACAGACCTGGGGCGACATGCAGTTCGAGGCTGTCGCCGTGACCGGCACGACTGGTAACGAAGGTGAAGTGATCATCGCCGTCAACAGTGGCAGCGCGCTTGAAAGCTCGGCGATTTTCACGCCGACCACCATCACCTTTTACACGAACACGCTTGGCGGTGGCGCGGGCGTTGCGGCGATGTCGATCAACAGCTCTCAGAACGTCAACTTCGCCGGTCCGATCACAGTCAGCACTCTTCAGTCGGGAACCGCTTCGACCTATGCTTGTTGGACGGCGGGCAAGGCGTTGATCTCGTCCTCGTCGGCCTGTTAAGGAGAGTTTCATGAAAAGATTGTTGGTTGCTATTGGGTTCATGCTCGGCCTGACGTTGCGCGCACTGGCGACGTGCGCGGTGAGCGTGCCGGCTGGTTCGATCCAAGTCGTCGATTGCAACCAAGAGAGTGTCGTCGCCAACTCGCCCTATTACACCTTGACCGATGCGGCTGGGTTGCCTCTCGGGTTTTGGTTTGCGTGGAGCAACTCGGGCGTCACGCTCGCGTCGGGTGTGCCGGTCAGTGGGCAGCTCGCGTTCACGAACGGTAACCCGTTGATTAGTTGGCCGGCTCATGGGTTGACGGCGGGATCGTATCTCGTTCTCACGACGACATTGCAAAATCCGTCCGCACCGGGAACGTTGCCTCCGAATTTCACCGGATCGACGCTCAGCTCGCAGACGGTCTATTACGTGCTCTCGACCGGGTTGACGACCAATGCATTCGAGTTGTCGGCGACGCCGGGCGGCGCGGCGATCACGCCGAGCGCGTCGAGCACTGGAGCTGTCTATGGCTTGAACCTGATCGCGGGGTTCAACGCTTGGGCCAACTCGGTCTTTGCGTTAGCGAAGTTGCAGCAGCAGGCGGCAGCCGTGGTGCCTCCGGCGCAGATTGTCGTCACCCCGGCTCAGTAAGGAACCGAGTTATGAGAAGTTTGATTGTGTTACTTGCATTGATGGTGGCCACAGTCGCGTGGGCCGATCCTGTCATCATTGATATGACGACAGTGATCCTCGACGAGAAGGATAAACCGATCAAGGACGTGATCGATAAAGACCCCGCCGACACGAACTGCGTGAAGTGTCTCGACCTCACCGTGGGACACGCCATCGCTCATGCGCTGTTCTTCGTCGCGGCCGACGAGAGCGGGGTCACGGCCGAGCAGAAGTGGTCATGGGCAGTGCTCGCCGAGCGCGTACGTGACGACAAGGCAGCGACGCTGACCGCCCCGCAGGCCGCGTTGATCGAGAAGCGTCTAGGCAAGCTGTACGGCGGTCTGGTCATGCTGCGGGTCATGCCGATGATTGAGCCGAACCGGAAACCCCCGGAGATCGAATAATGGCCTTCAAGACGTTCGATCGTGTCAAGCTCACTCTGACCGGTGCGCCCACGCCGCCGACAGGAGTGCTCGATCTCAGCACGGCTTCGAGCGGCTTTCAAACGCTGGCGAACGCTGGCGCGAACAGTGGTGACGTGATCCCGTATGTGATCGAGGACGGATCGAATTGGGAGGTCGGATATGGGCTTTACAATTCGACCGGACCGACGCTCACGCGGAGCACGATCATCGCATCGTCGAGTAGCGGCTCGGCGATCAGTTGTACCGGGAGTGCGATTGTTTCGGCGACGATCCTCGCCGAGGACTTGAACCAAAACGTCATTCGCGTGCCGGGTGGCGAGTGGACACCGCTGGATTTTTCCGCGAGCACCACAAGTTGTCTGAATTCGGTTTCGCTGAATTTCGCGTCTCAGACCTTCGTGCTCGGTGCGGGAAATCGACTGGAGGTCGAGACGTATGTCCATCAAGCCGGTAGCGGTGCCAATCTGTACGCGATGCTGGGGTCGGGAGCAACCACGGCGGCGCTCATAGCGGCGCAGAGTGATGGTGACTGGATATTGTACGAGATCACCTCGACAGGGGGTAGTTATAATCCTGTTGTGTCATTCCCCGGATCGTCTGCGGCGCATCAGGTGTACACTGGTTCGTTCAAAATGAACATGAACATTGTATGCCTCGGATCATCCAGCACCTTGATTGATGCTCAGATAAATGGATGGTACACAGGGGTGAAATATTCAAGTGCGTTCAATCTTGATGGTACGGTGTCGATTGCCGTTGACACTGATGCGGTAGGGAACTGCTCGGGTCGCGCCCGGCTCTTGGTGTAGCTCATGGCGATTGCTGACAGCCCGGTAGCCGGATCAGCAATCGCGGCATCGAGTACGGCCGGGCTTCCGACCGGGCAGGCCAGCGGTGTCGCGACGGTTACCGGCGTTAGCTCGGCGATCAAGAACTCCCCTGGCTCCGCTGCGGGCGTCGCAACAGTCTCAGGTATCAGCTCCGCGCTCAAGGCTGCGGCAGGCTCCGCGAGCGGCGTGGCGACTGTCACGGGACATGGCAGCGTCGCGATCAGCTCTCCCGGCTCGGCGGCCGGCGTGGCGACTGTCACGGGTGTGGGCACCGCGTTGATCCATGGCGCTGGCGCGGCCGCGGGCGTGGCGACGGTGCTAGGACATGGCGTCGCGGCGGTTATCGGCACGGGATCGGCGGCCGGCGCGGCGACGGTGCTCGCGGTCGGCGCGCATAAAGTCGCGGTTCAAGGGCTCGCGCATGGCGTGGCGACTGTCGCGGGCGTGGGGCGCTCGCTGACGGCCATGATCGGACGCTCTAACGCACACAGTACCGTGACAGGCGTGAGTACGGCGCTGAAGGCTAGCAAGGGCGCGGCTGCGGGCGCGGCTACGGTTCTAGGCGTCGGCGCTTCGATCCGGCGGGCTGCGGGCTCCGCTGCGGGCGTGGCGACGGTTCTAGGCCAGAGCGCGGCCCTGAAACATGGCACTGGATCGGCTGCCGGCGTCGCGACGGTCTCCGGCGTGTCTCGAACGCTGGGGCGCGGCGTGGGCGTGGCTGTGGGCATCGCAACGGTCTCTGGCGTGGGCAAGGCGATCGGGGCGGGCGTGGGCCGTGCTAGTGGTGTGGCGACTGTCCAGGCGGTCGCGCGAGCGATTATGAACGCCGTGGGGAACTCTGTTGGCATCTCACGAGTTTTCGGTTATGGAGGAAGCACCCTCGGATCGGCGCTCGCCGGTGTGGCGACGGCATCGGCGAGCGTTTCGAGTACCACCGGGGTTGTGTTCACGACGACCGCTGATGTTGCGGTTGAGGTTGCTGCTCCGGCGGTCGTCGTGCAATGCAATCAAACCGCTTCTATAGCGGTAACAATCGAGGTAGGGTGATGAGCTTCGTACGAGGGAATGCGATCACCTTCTCGGCGACATTCACGGCGGCGGATGGTTCCACCACGCAGCCAACCAATGTCTCCGCAAGCATCATCTACAAGGACTTGTCTGGTGTGATGCAGACCGCGTCATTGACACTGACACAGACCTTACTTGGAAGCTCGACGTGGTCGGCCAGTTGGGATAGCACTGTCGCAGGACAAGGACTGGCTCAGTGGGCTATCTTCGGAACTGGTTCTCTTATCGCCGCCGCTCAAGGCCAGTTCAATATCGAGGCAAACGCGGCCAACACATAGGTGTACCATGGCTGATAAAACATTGTTCCCGGATAGCGTTATCAAGGCCGCGCAGAATGCTCAACGCAAGTGGGGTCCGCCCGCGTGCGTGCCGCTCGCGCAGTATTACATCGAAAGCTCTTGTGGCCGGTTCGAGCCGGCCGGCTCGCACAATGGTCTCGGCATTCAGGAGATCGAGGGCGTTCCGTTCGTCACTTCGATGTCGCATGAATGGCGCGAGGGCAAGCTTGTTCCAGTCGAAGAGCACTTCGCCAAATTCGAGAGCGACGAGGAAGAGTTCGATCGTTGGGGCTGGTTGATCGCGACACGGAACATCTCGGCGTATCGTCTTGCCATGGCGCATATCGACAACTGGCAGGACTTCGCGCGGTTCATGTCGAAGGCGTATTCGACCACGACCATGGCGAATGGGGCGTCGAGCGATTATTACGACACGCTCGTCAAGGTCGTGCAGCAGTTCGATCTCACGACGTTCAACTTGAAGCGGGATGCGCCGATGTATACCGGCGATGCCGAGGCGTTCAAGGTCGGCGGTTCTTGGTGGGTCCAGAATGAACTCGTCAAGGCCGGCTTCAATATCGGCGAGCATGGTGTGGACGGCTTCATTGGTCCTGACACCATGAAGGCGATCGGCGAGTATCAAGCGAGCCGAGGGCTGACGGAAACCGCGACCATCGATGCGCAGACCGTCACGGCGTTGGCGAACGGCATGCCGCCGGAAGATAAGTCGAACGCGCCAGCGGAATAACCTGGACGCACCGTCCAGAGTAATGTAATACGATTAAGTCGCATTAGGCGTCGCACAAAAGGAATTTCACATGAATTGGCTCGAAGATTTGATCTCGGTCGCGGAAAAGGTCGTCGCGGCCCCGGAAACCGGCGCGCTCGTCAACGACGCCGTTGGCGTCGCGGAGATGATCGCGCCGCCGCCCGTCGTGGCGGGCATCAACACGTTGAAGGCGTTCGTCGCGACCCCCCTCGGCCAGGAGATCATCGCGGCTGGCGCGGACGTGTTCACGCATATGGTCGGCGCGGGCGGATCGGTCCTGATCGAACCGAAGGCTCCCACGCTCGCCGCAGTCGCCACGGCGGCTGCCGCCGCCGTCAAGCCCTGATGCGGCGGCTCGCGCTCTGCGCGGTTCTCGCGCCCCTCGTGGGCGCGTGTTCCGCCACCACCGAAAGCTCGATCCTTGGGGCCGTTGTGCCCCAAGTCGCGCTCGCCAACAACGCCCTGGCGCAGCTCGATCCGACGATCGCCAAGGCTTGCGCGCGCATCATACAGGCCGAGATGTACTTTAATGATCTGAAGCCACTGATCATGGACTTCAAGTCAGGACCAGTGATCGTCGCGAAGGAAGCGGCGTACGTCAAGATCGTGAACGCGGACTGCGCGCATCCGCCTTCCAATGTTGTGCAGGCGTACAACGAATTGAATTCCGCTTGGACGCAAATTCAGGTATTGACGACCACCCAAGCGAAATAGGGGCGGTGAGGCACGGCTTCTCCGATGCTGAAGGAGATTTAGAATGGTATCGGCAGAAGTCCGGTCTACACTGAATACGGCATCAGTGATTTTCGCCATCGTCGGATCGGTCGCCACGGCCATGAGCTGGCTTGGCAATAAGCTTTACGATAATGCGACAATTCAGACTGCGATCGTCGAGGAACTCAAGGTAACCCAGCAGCAGTTATCAATCATCAATCCGAAAATCGATTTGCTCGAAGATGCGATCGGTTCGGCGAAAGCCGAAGCGCTTGCCGCGAAGCAGCGCGTGGACGATCTCAAGGAAGACGTGAAAGATTTGAAGAGCATTGGATTACAAAACCTCAGTGTATCGAACTCGCACACGCCGATCATCAACGAGACAAATAAGGCTGTGAAGGGGAGATAGGTGCCGCAGCCGGAGATTGATCCGAACGCCGAGCCGGACCCGATCATCTTTGATAGTTGGACGGGGCTGAAGAACACTGTCAAGCCCGAGCGTCTCGGGCCGAAGGAACTGGCTCGCGCGATCAACATTGATCTCGATGACGCAGGGCAACCGCATCGGCGACGCGGCTACACACTGAAGATGTCTGGCGATTGTCATAGCTTGTTCACGTCGGACAACGGAGCCATTTACAGCGTCCAGAATAATGTTCTCGGCATCGTCAATCCGAACTATACGTTCACCGCGTTGAAGAGCGGTTTGAACTCCGATCCACGTGGCGGGCTTTCGCCCCTGTCCTACGTACAGGTCGGCCCGCAGATTTATTATTCGTCCGCGCAAGACAACGGCATCATCGACACCGTCGCGATGACCGTGAGCCCATGGGGGCCAAGTCAGGACATTTTCTTGTCGCCAGTGTTAAACCCGACCGCCAACCTCCCGGCGATCAGGGGCAGGCTGCTAGGCAAGCCTCCGCTGGCGACTTTTTTATGCTACTACAATGGTCGTA